TACCCTAATGGAGAGACACATACATACTCTGCATTGTGGTATAAAAAAGATGACATAATAAAAAGAGTGGAGAAGAAAATTGACAGACGAACAAAAGAAATTTAATGATTACGCTAAGTTCGTAATCAGCACAACCTCGAAAGAGAGTTTGAGCACTCTTTCTCTAGCAGAAAAATTATTAAGACTAGGGCGAGAGACTGATACAGAGTGGTCTCAACTACTCACAGCTTCCATAGGAATGCAAGCTGAATCAGGAGAGTTTTCTGAAGTAATTAAGAAAATTATATTTCAAGGAAAACCTTACAATGAAGATGAAAGATATCATCTTAAAAGAGAACTAGGAGATGTATTATGGTACTGGGTACAAGGTTGCACAGCACTTGGATATACTCCTCAAGAAGTGATGGAAGAAAACATCAAGAAACTCGAAGCTAGATATCCAAATGGATTCGAAGTAGCAAAGAGTGAAAATAGACAAGTAGGAGACATATGATAATAGATTTATTTTTATTGCCATGGACTTTACTCAAATGGGGTGGAAGTTTGTTTATGTGGATATTTGCAATTAGCATGATACTACAATCAGACACATGGTATAATTTTAGAGATTTTTTAAAGAAGAAATATGAAGAAATACGAGAGTATACAAAGTTTTGATACAAAACACCACGAGTTCTGGGGTGATACTCGCAGAGCTGAAGTGTGGAAAAACGATAAAGGAGATTGGTGCACTAGACACTTTGACCACTTTGGGTGGGCATTTGATATGGTGCATGAAGGTAAAAGTGAAAGATGGGCAGAAGATGCAGCGGAGAACTATGTACTTAGAGTCGGATTCTAAAATGAAATTAGATGATATAGAAAAAGTTCACCCAATGAAGCAGATTGCTGTCGCAAGTGTGATTCAAGTAATCATGCTCGCTTTTATGGGATTTAGTATGTATTTAATAGGAGTAGCATTTGGCTAAGTATACTTTCAACGAAGATAAAATATTAAAAAATTTAAAGTCATATATCGACAAGACTTATGAACAACACTATGCTAGTGGAAAAATACAAGCAACTGAGTTTGTATTTGATGCCGAACATGGAGAAGGCTTTTGCATAGGAAACATAATGAAATATGCTCAAAGATTTGGAAAGAAAAATGGAAAGCAAGAATCTGACTTATACAAAGTCATTCATTATGCAATCATTCTTCTAGGACATATGGAAGATGAGAAACAAAAAGAATTAAGAGAATACGAAGACGAACTACATAGGAACACAGATTAATGGCAGGAGTTAGACAAAAGAAACATGAAAAACTAGATGAAGTAACTTTAAATAAAGTTATTGGATTACTAGAAGCTGAAACTCCTATCACTAAAAAAGAAGCGTGTGAGATTCTCAACATAACTTATAATACAACTAGATTAAATAAAATATTATCAGAACACAAAGATATTATAAGTTATAGAGCCACAAGAAAGGCTCAAAATAAAGGAAAAAGGGCAACCGAAGCTGAAATAAAAGAAGCAGTACAATCTTACTTAGAAGGATATAATATAAGTGAGATTTCTAAGCGTCTTTACAGGTCATCTACTTTTGTAAGAAACATTATAAATTCAGTAGGTGTACCAGAAAAAGCTTCAAAAGAGGCTCACTCAAAAGTATATAGACACAGGCATCTAATGTTGCCAGAACAATGTGTCGCAGAGGAATTTGAAGTGGGAGAACGAGTATGGTCAGTACGAGACAATAGTATGGCCATTGTTAAAAAAGAGCTAGTACATGAAAGCACCAACTATGTAGAAAAGTATGGTAGTAAATGTTATCAGATTTATGTAGTGGAAGAGGCAGAAATTTTCTCTCCACACTTTGGTTATTTACAAAATGTTGGATATAATGCTTTCTCTCTAGCCTGTGACTTAGGAAGCCTGAAACACCTTGAACAATATGGAGTAGCTGTCTAAGTATGGAGAAACAGTATGGAAGCTATTCCTTTAATAGCAGGTCTATATATAAGTACCTGGCTAATGATTGTTTATAGGACATTCTTTATAGCCAGATATATACTTATATTTAGAAAAGAAAAGCTACTAACAAATCGCCCTATACTGCATTTTATAGCATATAGTATTGGCGCATTTATTATCACGCCCTTTATATGGCAAGTTGCTTTATTTGAAGAACCAAGAAAGAACTGGGTAAAGGGATATTGTAACGCAATAACAGGAACAAAAGAAAAATGAACTACTTATTAAAGGCATTAGTAAAAAAATTAGAAGGTGAGATAGAAGTCGCAAAAGCAAATGTTATGGTATATAAAAGAAACTCCGTAGGTATAGGAGAACACCCAGACATAGTAGAAGCTATAGAAACCCAGATAGCAAAAATATCTGAAGCAGAAGATAAGATTGAAGCAATCAAGAAACATTTTAGTACATAATGCATAACATATTAGAAATCGAACAAAAAATAAATGCTATAGAAATATATTTATCTAAAAATATGGGTACAGTTTTAACAGCTAGACACATAGAACAAGTAAAAGCGATTAGCCAAGAATTAAAGGCAGAATTTAGACAAGCAAAAAATAGTTCTTGACAACGCTCTTTATTTTTTGTATAATATATTTATGAGTGATAGATTTTATACGCAACAGTTAGAAGCCACAGGTTGGTGTCCTGGCTACAGAGGTACAAAAACTATCGCAGAATATCAAACAAAATTTGGAAAAATTCGGAGAAAAAGAAAAATGGCATGGACAGATGAATCCAAAGCTCAAGCAGTAGAGATGTATACTGCCGAAGAACCAACTCCAGAAACAAGTATGGAGATTGTGAAAACCATCGCTGAAGAACTCAACGAATCACCAAACGGCGTTAGAATGATACTTACCAAAGCTGGAGTATATGTAAAGAAAGCTCCTGGACCAAGTACATCATCTAACGGAAGTACTGGTGGTGGTAAGAGAGTCAGTAAAGCTGATGCTCAACAAGACCTTACCAATGCATTATCTGATGCAGGACAAGAGATTGATGAAGATATTATCAGCAAACTTACTGGTAAAGCAGCCGTATATTTTACAGGGGTCATAAACAACATCAATAACTAATTATACTACCATTACTAGCGGAAAGAGTTTTCTTAATAGTAATGGAGTAATTAGTGAAAAAAGACGAGTTTAAAAATGCCGTGCATAAGTGCGGCGACGCCGTAATAACATATAGAAGTACAAACTCTCGTAAGTTAAAGTATAATGTTTGCACATTAGACTTTGATAATAAGTACATTCAATCCAAACGAAACAGGGCAAAAGAGTCGGATAACACCGTTCTTTTGTTTTGTTGGGATACGGACTCATATAGATTATTACAACCAAAGAATGTAACTAGCATCGTTCCTCTGAGTGCAATACTCAAAAACAAACGATGAAAATATATGATGCACCTGAGGTCTATGAAAAAATTGTTTCGGAAAATGACGAGGGTACGGAACAAGTTAGACTCACAGTAAATGAATTTAGAGGCACAGAGTATTTACACCTAAGAAAATACTACTTAGACTTTGAAGGAGATTTTAAGCCTAGCAAGGACGGAGTAGCCCTGCGTTTAGATTTTAATAACTCTAAGTTATTATTTGAAGGATTAGTTGAGATACTATCCTTAGCAGAGGCTAAAAACATTTTAGAATCTCACTTCAAAGATATTTTAGACCAAATTTACCTAAAGTGAATTTAGTTCTTGACACAGCCCTTAAAATTTAGTATAATATATAAATGGAAAATATAAAAGCATATTTGAGAAGAGCTTCTCTTGCCTACTATAATGGTGCACCCATTATGTCAGACGAAGAGTTTGACCACTTAGCTAAGATAGCTGAGTTTGATGATGTCGGAGCCAGAAGTAGAGACAATAGAACTCCTCATGCTTTCCCCATGTATTCACTTCAGAAAATATTTCAGAATGAATTAGATAAGAATCCCTTGAAGGGATATGATGGAATGGTAACAGTTTCACCAAAATTAGATGGGGCAGCAGTATCTTTGCTTTATATAGACGGCAACCTGCATAAAGGATTAACTAGGGGAGATGGAAAGAAAGGCATAGATGTGACACACTTATTGACACATTTAGTCCCAAAGGAGATTTCTTATACATCTTCCCCTATGCTACAAATAACAGGAGAAGTCGTTGCTCCAAAAACAATTAAGAACGCTCGTAACTATGCAGCAGGAGCGCTCAACTTAAAAGACGAAAACGAGTTCAAAGAAAGAGAACTACATTTTATAGCTTATGCTTGTCAGCCAAATCTGACTGATAGTTTAGCTACAGATTTAGGACATCTAAATAGTTATGGATTTGATACAGTACTAGATTCAGATTGGACAGAGTACCCCGATGATGGTATTGTATTTAGAGTAGATAACTATAAAGATTTTGAAAACTTTGGATATACTTCAAGACACCCACGAGGTGCTTATGCACTAAAGCAAATACAAGAAGGAGTAGAAACTACACTCATAGATGTTATCTGGAATGTAGGGAAGTCTGGTGTTGTCGCCCCTGTTGCTATCTTAGACCCCGTTGAAATAGATGGAGCCACAGTATCTCGAGCAACTTTACATAACTATGCTCATATCGAGTTTCTAGGATTAGAGATTGGGTGTCGAGTAGAAGTTATAAGAAGTGGAGAAATAATACCAAAAATTCTTAGAAGGGTCAATTAATGTATAGACCTTTACCCAAATCCTTGACTATTGCCGAGAGCGACATTGACGGTCTTGGTTTATTTGCGACTGAAAATATATTCGCAAAAACAACTCTAGGTCATACTCACTATGATAGCGTAGACCACGGCACAGTTCGTAGTCCACTTGGAGGTTTCATTAATCATAGTGATAATCCTAACTGTGTTATTCTTCCAGACCCTAAAGTTCCACACACATCTAGTAAACTAATAACTGTCAGACCAATTAGAAAAGGAGAAGAATTAACTGTTTACTATACAATGTATAAGTTGTAATGGCAGGAGGAATATATAATCATACATACTTTGACAACTACCCCGAAGAAAAAGACAGAGAGGGAGTTCTCTATGGTATTATTCTAGTAAACAAATCCACTTTTGAAAGAGAGTGTATAAAGGTTGGTATAGCTAAAGGTAAAGATTGGAGACATATTATAAAGCGTAGTAATGGTTTCAGAGGATACGAAATCCGTATCCAAAGGACTTGGCATAGTACTCTTTATAATGTGTGGGCACATGAGCAGTACCTACATGATATGTATAAGCATGACAAATATGAACCAAAAATCAAGTTTGGAGGTCATACAGAGTGTTTCAAAATTGATTCTCTCATTCTGCAGGACTTCCCAAAAAATAGTTCTTGACATGGCAACTGAAATTTGTTATAATATATACAGAATAAAGAAATGAGAGATAGATTGCAAACAATAACACCACCAACTCATTGTCCTATTTGTAGTAGTACATTGGTTTGGATTAAAGACCAACTCTTTTGTGAGAATCCTTCATGCGAGGGGAAATCTAGTAAGAGAATTGAGCATTTTGCAAAGACACTCAAAATCAAAGGACTCGGACCAGCTACTATAAATAAACTAAAGATTACAACTCTTTACGATATTTACAGTTTCAATATCGACATGATGATTGATGCTCTGGGTTCAGAAAAACTCGCAGTAAAACTGCATAGAGAAATACAAAGTAGTAAAGCTACTGACTTAGTAGACTTACTACCAGCTTTTTCTATAAAGTTAATTGGACGAACTGCTTCTGCAAAACTTTGTTCTGTCATCAAAAATATGGCAGAAATCAACGAAGAAAACTGTAAGAAAGCAGGACTCGGTCCAGTAGCAACTGAGAATTTACTCGATTGGTATTATGAAGAGTTTATTAATGGATATGAAAGACTCCCTTTTAGGTGGATACAGACTCTCAAAGTGTCTCAACCTACCGAAACAAAAGGAGTTGTTTGTATCACAGGCAAACTCAAAAGCTACAAGACAAAGGCAGCCGCAACCGAAGTATTAAGTAAAATGGGCTACCTTGTAAAAAGTAGTTTAACTAAAGATGTAAATATATTAGTTAATGAAAGCGGAATCGAATCTGCAAAAACACAGGCGGCCCGAGATAGGGGCGTTACAATAATAACAAACTTAAAAGAAATTATAGGAAACTAGAAATGGCATTACCAAAATGGACAGAAGAAAGAACCCAACAATTAGTAGACTTTGTTGGTGAAGGCCCAATTTCACAAGCACAAGTAGCTGAAGCTGCTGATGAACTAGAAACTTCAACAAGAAGTGTTAGTTCTAAACTTAGAAAAATGGGGTACGAAGTAGAACTTGCTTCGTCTGTGTCTACAAAATCATTCTCTGATGAGCAAGAAGCTACATTAGAGGCTTTCGTTACTGACAATAGTGGTCAGTACACATATGCAGAAATCGCATCATCTTTCGAGAATGGGCATTTTTCTGCTAAGTCAATCCAAGGAAAAATACTTTCTATGGAACTTACTTCTCATGTAAAACCTGCTGAGAAACAAGAATCTGTTAGAACTTACTCTCCCGAAGAAGAAGCTACATTTATCTCTATGGTAAATGACAGTGCATTTGTTGAAGAAATTGCAGAAGCACTTGGCAAATCTGTTAACTCTATCAGAGGAAAAGCTCTTAGCTTACTCAGAAGTGGTGACATAGGTGCTATACCTAAGCAGAAGGAAACTAAAGGTTCTTCAAAAGCTGATCCTTTGTCTGACTTAAACGGTGAACTTGATGGTATGACTGTCGAGGAAATCGCTGATGAAATTGGCAAAACTGTAAGAGGCGTTAAAACAATGTTGACCCGTAGAGGTCTTACTTGTGCCGACTACGATGGCGCTGCTAGAAAAGAAAAAGCTTCTAGCTAAACTTTTATCAACTTTGGCAGGAAGGTGTCGCGTCCTACGCGGAATCCTTCTTGCCTTTTTTATCTGGGAGGATACACTTGAACTTACCTTCAGCTTTACTGAAGCAAATAATAACGCAGGAAGATTTTGACACTTGGGGTAACCTAAGAGAAAACTATTTACCTGCCGAATATCAAGCGCTTCATAAAGTGATGCATACCCATGTCAAGAATTTTGGACATCTTCCAACTTTCGAAGACCTTAAACTATCCATTCGTGATAGAAAACTTAGAGAAAAAACTTTTGCTATCGAGGCTGTTGATATAGATGTCGACGCTTGGATGCTTCTTGAGTATCTAAAAAATGAGTATGCACAAGTAGAAATCCTAGATGAATTAGACAAGTTTGTAGAGAAAACTATTGCTATATCTTCTGCAGAAGAAAATGTAGAAGTACTTCAGCAAATAGTTTTAGATATTGGAGATAGAGTTGACCTCAAAGCTCCTGAAGAAAATATGCAAACTATTAGTCTATTTGATTCTGAAAAGAATCTTAAAAAATATTTACCTCTTGGACTCAATGATGAATATGACCAAAAACTAAAGTTTTCTCCCAGAGACCTAGTTCTTGTCGGTGGTCGCAGAGGTGCAGGTAAGTCCTTAACCTGTGTAAATATTGCAAACAATGTTTACAATCAAGGACGCAGTTCCATTTACTTTACAATAGAAATGGATAGTCGCTCCATTCTACAAAGAATGTGTGCCCTCGGAGCCAGAGTACCGATAGGTAGGCTAGCAACTCGTAATCTTACTTCTACGGAATGGAATAGAGTTGCCGAGTGGTGGGCAAATAGATTTGTAGATGGAGTGGACTTACTGCCAGACTTCTACGAAAGTAGAGACTTTGATACACTACATACAGAACTTTCAAAGAAAAAACTTACTCCCGACAGACAATTAGATGTAATATATGACCCTGTATTAAGTTTATCAAGAATACGAAAAGAATTAGAAAGTAAAATAAATCAAACAGATGTGGGAGTAATTATAGTAGACTACCTAAATCAGGTAAAAAGATCAAACGCTCCATCAAAAGGTGGACAATATGACTGGACAGAGCAGATTGAAGTAAGTAAGACTCTGAAAAGTATGGCACAGGAATATGAAGTTCCTGTATTCTCTCCTTATCAAACAGATAATACAGGAGAGGCAAGATTCGCAAAAGGTATACTCGATGCTGCTGATGCAGCTTACACTATTGAGACTTGGTCTCCAGAGGACGAGTGTATAACTTTTAACTGCACAAAAATGCGTAGTGCAAAAATGGAGGGATTTACAAGTGTAATGGATTGGGAAACACTTAAGATTGGGCCTCAATCAACTATGAATCCTAAAGATAGAGAAACATTAAAAGATAGTATGGCGACAGGGGAGGAAATAAATGACGCAATATAAAGATAGAGTAAAAAGACAAAAAGAAAAAGTAGCAGCTGAAGAATGGGGCAAACAAGTAAAGTATATGCTCGCAGCTGATGGAGTGCTTGAAATAGCTTACAACAATGGAGAAAAGCACTTTGAAGATACAACCACAGGTAGAAAGTGGAAAACAGGAGTTGATATAGATAAAGAAACACTTATAGATAAGTTTTCAAGATTCATGGCAGATGTTAAAGTAGGGAGAGACCCAAATGGCCTCTGATAGAATAGGTAACAAAGCTGCAGAACTAGTAGCTGTACCACCATATGAGATTCTATTTACAACAACAGATAGAGTTCTAATGGAACCTACCGTTGCACAAAACATACATAATGTTCCTGCAAACGAACCACTTATAGCAAGTATAAAAGAAAATGGTATTAAGAATCCATTTTTATGTATGAAAAGTTGGTATCCTATTGCTGGTAGTCAAAGACTAAGAGCAGTACAGATACTAAAAGAATCAGACCCTGATTTTAATTTAGATATAACAGTTCACAGATTTTTAGATGATTGGCACAACTGTTATTATCTGTGGCCTGATGAAGAATTTAGAAGTCAAGCTATTGCTATTTGGTTTCAAATGCAAGAAGCTGTATTCAAAACAAGATTTTATGAGTTTGAAGTAGATAGTGATGGAACTAAAATGACTGAGTATGAAGACCTTGGTGACAAACTAAAATGGAAACACAATGAGAGTTGAAGACTTATTAAGAGAAAAGAATATTGATTTCAAGGTTACAGGACGAGATTATGTAGTAAGATGTCTTAATCCTGAACATGAAGATAAAAATCCTAGTATGAGGATAGACCAAGTTACTGGTATTTTTAATTGTTTCTCTTGTGGCTTTCGAGGAAATGTATTCAATCACTTTGGAGAAGCTGCAAACTTCTTAGAAATAAAAAGACAAAAACTAAAAACTGCAATAGAGGAGACAAGGTCAGCAAGTATTGGGTTTGCCTTTCCAAAAGGATTTATTCCTTATGTTGGAAACTGGCGAGAAATAAAACCTGAAACTTATACCAAGTTTGAAGCTTTTTTGCATCACGAAAGAAGTTTTAACGGAAGAATAGTTTTTCCAATTCGTGACATTACGGGTAAAGTAGTAGCTTTTAACGGCAGACATATGACTATGACCGAAAGGCCAAAGTATCTTATCTATCCTCCCCAAGCCGTGCTACCACTTTATCCCTCTAATGTGGCTCCTATAAAGAGTAGAGCAATATTAGTGGAGGGCATATATGATATGATAAATCTTCATGACAAGGGTTTATCTAATGCGATATGTTGCTTTGGAACAAATAATGTTGATAAAGATAAACTATCAATATTAAAAATGCAGAATATTACAGGAGTAGACATTATATTTGATGGAGATGAGGCAGGACAGAAAGCCGCAGAAAATATCAAAGGACTAGCAGAAGCTATTGGGTTGATAACACGAAATGTTAATTTAGGGCAAAATATAGACCCAGGTAGCTTAGGAAAACAACAAGTACAAAATTTAAGGGAAAGGTTATATGAAAGTAGCATTAATTGAATCGAAACCGAGTAGAACGGATTTCGTAAATAGATTTGATAACTCGTTTGAGTTTGAGAGATTTGCTCTCTGCTCTGATGCGAGTAAGAAAAAGATTTTAAAAGCAGATGTAGATATAGACATCAACACAGATGATTATGATTGGCTAATATTAGTTGGCTCTGATTCGCTAAAGTATTTTACAAAGATAAACTCTATTACAGAATATAGTGGTAGATGTGTCGAAGATAAGTACCTACCCGTTATCAACCCTGCTATGTTAGCGTTCAAGCCAGAGGCAAAACCACTATGGGAAGAAAGTAAGAATAATATAATAAAATTTATTAGTGGAGATTTGAAAGTAGCAAAGATTACTGAAGACAATGCAATCGGTATAGATGATACTGAACAAGCAAAAGAATTTATACAAAAAGCTATAGACCATGAAAATCAATTTATAGCACTTGACTCAGAGACAACAGGATTATATCCAAGAGATGGATATATGATTGGTTTTAGTTTATCTTATCAAAAAGATAAAGGCGCATACATTCTAACAGATTGTATTGATGAAGAACTAGAACAGATGATGCAAGAACTATTTGATAAGAAGTGGGTAGTATTTCATAATGCAAAGTTTGACTTAGCATTTTTTGAGTATCATTTTAATTTTAAGTTTCCAAGATTCCATGACACTATGCTTCTTCACTATTGTTTAGATGAAGTGCCTGGCACACATGGATTGAAACAACTTGCACTAAAGTTTACACCCTATGGTGATTACGAGAAACCAATGCATGACTGGATTGATGGATACAGAAAAGCAAACAGAATATTAAAAGATGAATTTACATGGGATAGTATTCCGTTTGAAGTAATGAAAGTATATGCAGCGATGGACGCAGTAGTAACTCTATTAGTATTTGAGAAACTTTATCCAGCAGTTAAGAAAAATCCTAAACTGTGGAAAGTGTATGAAGATATATTAATACCAGGCTGTAGATTTTTAACAGACATACAAGATACAGGAGTTCCTTTTGATAAAGATAGACTAGAAAAAGCAACAGTTCTAATGCAAGAAGAAATAGATGAAGCAGTAAATCAACTATATGAGTTTGATGCAGTACAGACATTTGAAAGAATAAAACAAAAAGAATTTAATCCGAACAGTACAGTACAACTTCGAGAACTTTTATTTGATTTTGTAGGACTAAAACCTACAGGCAAAAAGACAGGAACAGGAGCGCATAGCACAGATGCAGAAGTATTAAATCAACTTGCAGAAGAACATGAGATACCAAAACATATTCTATCTATTCGACAAAAGTCAAAGATAAAAAATACTTATCTTGATAAAATACGACCACAGCTAGATATGGACGGCAGACTTAGAACTGGTTTTAATCTACATGGCACAACATCAGGTCGTTTATCGTCTAGTGGTAAAATGAATATGCAACAGATACCTCGTGATAATCCTATTGTCAAGGGTTGTATTCGTGCAAAAGAAGGTAATAAGATTGTTGCAATGGACTTAACAACAGCAGAAGTATATGTTGCAGCCGTACTTGCAGAAGATAAGGCACTACAGAATGTATTTAAGAGTGGAGGTAACTTTCACAGTCAGATTGCTAAGCTAGTATTTAATCTACCTGGCGAAGTAGAAGATATAGCAGAACACTACTCAACAGAAAGACAAGCTGCAAAAGCTGTTACTTTTGGAATCATGTATGGTGCTGGTGCAAATAAAATATCTGAACAAGTAACTAAAGATAGTGGCACATACTTTTCAGTAACCCAGGCACAAGAAGTTATTGATGATTATTTTAGACAGTTCTTCAAACTAAGAGCATGGATTGACAAATCTTCTAAGTTTATTATGGACAATGGATTTATATATTCTGCACTTGGTAGAAAAAGAAGATTGCCTAATGTAATGTCAGATAACAGAGGGATTGCTAGTCATGAAGTTAGATCAGGTCTAAACTTTCTTGTGCAGTCTGTTGCTTCAGACATAAACCTACTCGGAGCGATAGATGCTCATACTTTAATTAAAAATAAACCTGCAAACATATTTGCACTAGTTCACGACTCAATTCTTGCAGAAGTAGAAGAATCATATGTTGATGAGTATTCAGAAATACTAAAAGACTGTGTGCAAAAAGACAGAGGATTTAGTATTCCTGGCTGTCCTGTAGGGTGTGATTTTGATGTTCATGATGATTACTCATTAGGTAAGTTTGAGGCAAAGTATAATTTATAATGCCTGATTTAAGTAAAATATTATACATGAAAATGACTAATGGAGAACTTATCTATGGCACTAATCTAGATATAGGTAAGTATAGTATCAAAGAAGATTGTGAGTGTGAACATGAGTTTGACCACATCAATCCTTCTACTTTATATTCAAAGTTTACATATGTTGGTACAGGACATAATCCAACTAAGTTTGAAACACAAAGTGAAAGAATGGACTATGAAAAACAAAAGATTATAGTCACAGAGAAATGGTAAATGATTTATGATAAATTAGTATTTCCAGTCTTTACAGTTCACACTAATGATGTAGAACTAGTAGATGGTATACTGTGGATTGAAAATCAAGTGCTAGATGACAAAAATATGAAAGGAGATACCTTAGGTGTAAGAAGATTACAAAGTCCTATGAAAAGTATTTATCCTTTGAAATCAATGATAAAAGATATAGCTTCTTTGCTCAGACATCAAGGAAGATACTATATAGATACAAGCGGATATTTTTTTACAAAAGAAAAAACAAAGACAGTACAATTAAAATATCACAAGATTTTAAGAGTAGAGAAAAAAACCATAGCTAGTGTGCTGTGGATAAAAGATTGCCCTTTCCCCTTTACTCTTGAAAGACCCCTGCCTGAGAATATGACTTGGGCAGGGATTCTTTATAGAGAGGGCATGCCTTGGCTACTATATGATGTGAGTCAAGAAAAATTAAAAGATACATGGAGAAAGATATGAAAACATTCATTAATTGGATAATCTATAGCTGGAGGTCAGTTATGGACAGCAGATACAATCCTCTTAGACATATACTAGACCCATCTATACAAGCTTATTTTACATTAGCACTATTCATAATGTGGAGTGCATACTTCGCTATAGTTGCATGGACTTATATAGGTTGGGAGAGCTATAGTATTGTTTGGTCTATTTGGATTCATATGGGAGTAGTAATCCCCATAATGATTACTAATCAAGTCTTCAGAGATGCAGAAAGAAATGGTGCAAAATGGTATAAAGACTGGAATAAATCAGATGAAATATTTGATAAATCTAAAATTGAATACCGTGACGGAGATAACACATGATAATTATACTTGATGGAGTCCTTTCAGACCATCAAATGAATCATTTTAACAAAACTATAAACTATTCAACGGAGCCCTTTGTTAGTGGTTATATGGATAAAAAAGGCGAGGGGTGGTTTGAAAAATTACAATATCACACAAACTATGCTATGTGTTCTGTTATATTAGATAAAATTGGAAAATATTTTAAATTAACTGATATGGTTGGGTATGACTATTGGACACATACAAATACAAAGCCAGGTCAATGGCACTATGATAAAGACGAAATAGCTTATGTAACAAAAGGCATCACTAGATTTCCAATTTGTTCTAGTGTGTATTATATGAAAGCAGATTGTATTGGTGGACAACTAAAATTTGAAAATGGAGTGGAAGTAAAACCAATAAAAAATAGATTAGTTATATTCTCTAAAAAACTTTATCATGGCGTAGAAGAATTTACAGGAACAAGGGTATCTGTAAATATAAACCCCTGGAATACAAAATTATACAATGATACAAATATTTGAAAAATTAATACCAGAAGAAGTATGTGATGTGCTTATTGAAGAGGGTTTGAATCGTCCTCAGCTAAATGCTGGGATTGGCGAAGATAATCTATTGTCAGAGGGTAGGTCTACTAAAATATCTTTTATTGGTAACTCTATTGTTAGTAAATATATAGAACAAATGGTAGCCTCTAAGTATGAAAACTATACTATAACTGAAGCTGAGGATTTACAGTTTGCAACTTACAAAGTAGGAGATTTTTATGGATTACATAAAGACTCTGATGAAACAAATGGGAGAGTACTTAGTGTAACTGTGCAGTTATCAGACCCTTCTGATTATAAAGGTGGATTCTTACAGTTTCAACACGCACATAAATCTACAGCAGTAGAAAGTGCACGAGGTACATTAGTAATCTTTCCATCTAATTTATACCACGAAGTTACTCCTGTAACAGAAGGAGTAAGATATTCGCTAGTACAATGGTTTAAAGGAACAGTAAATGAGAAATAAGTATGACTACTATCCAACACCAGAGTGGTGTTATGAAAACTTACCTATAGATTGGAGTCAATTTAAGACTG